ATACCGATATTGACTTACCGGTTAAGAAGCAAGCGGTCTTTATCCTGCTGACAGTCAATACAATTAACCTGCTGACTGAGATGGGGATTACTCTCAATCAAGACGTAGCGGGTGAAGACAAGCTCAAAGAGCTGAGCAAGCTCCTGGACTTCTTCCTGAGCTTACAAGACTATCAAGACCTCATCGGTCTGAAGTCCCTTTTAGAATGCATGGATATTCCACCGGTCAACCGTCTCCTCCAAACCATGCAACGGTTCTGGGGTGAAGATGAAGATCTGTCTGAATTCGAGTGCATGATTGAAGACGTTTCCGAAGTGACATTGAAAGCGATTAAAGACTCGCTCTTCAGTCCTGAGGAACTGGTTAACACTCCAGATAACATTGTCAACCGAGTGTTAGCTAACAAGGCGTTCATGGAAGGCACCAAGGCTTACGAGCACTTGATTAACAACGGTCAGGCTGGTGGTACTATGCCGACTTACTTAAACTTCTTTAAAGACTACCTAGAGGAGCTCCTGGAGATTGGTAACGTTGTTACTAACCTTCAGTACGCCAAGGAAGTCATATCGTTCTTCTTGATCTCTGAGATTAACGACCATTGGTTGAAAGAGAAGGCCACCCAATACCTTTATAAAGTAATCGAAGACATCACCTCGATTACCAAGGTAGAGGAAATGATTGAAGGGGTTGTCATCAGTGAATAAAGTCGAATACCTCAAGCACTTCATTACCAATGAAGGCTACGACAGCAAGGGCAGCCTACAGTCCCTGATCACCATCCAGTTCGAAGACCCAGATTCCTCTGAATTGTTTAAGCTGGAACCCTTTGCTGCTTATATCGAGAAAAAGAAGTACTGGACCCTGATTGATGGACAGCCAGTTCAGTTGGACGGTGATGTAAATGAACCGTTCTTCTACATGGATGAGATCCTGGAGATCCCTGGTGACTTCCACCCGATGCTGAAAGGGAAAGCGGTCAAAACCACCTTTGGGTTGTTACTGTTCAACGTTATCCTGATCTGGGAACCGTTTAAAGGGACTGTTGACTATATCAACCGTGAATTCACCAAAGGGATCTTCGAAGACCTCTTCCGGGATATCATGGTGGATAACCCTAAAGAAGGGGAAACCGTTCCTCAGGGTAAAGCATCCGTGGATGAATGCCTCATGTTCACCCACAACTGTAACTTCCTGGAAGGCTTGGGGACTCACTACATCAAGCCAGGTGGTCTGGATGCCCTAACGGTTGATCCTGAAGTACTGGCGCTGCGTGATCGTCTCTTTAAAGAACATGCCCACGAACTGAATAACCCGGTAGTCTTCACCACTATCGTGGAGCAGGTTGTTGCGCTGGACATGAAGAAGATGCTGGAAGGACCCAGTAAGAAGTTCTTCATCAACAAGAAGTTTATCGACAACAGCCGTAAGCGGATGTTTATTGCGTTTGGTATTGAGCCTAACGATACCGGTGATGGGTGGGTTGCGCTTACTCAGTCGTTGGATGAAGGTTGGGATACCAAGCATCTGGCTGCCTACATCAACACCGCCGTAGCAGGCTCTTACAGCCGTTCTATGGCAACAGGTGAAGGTGGGTCTCAAGTTAAGGAGACTCTGCGTCTGATCGGACGAGCGGTGGTCTCTATGACTACTCCTGATTGCGGCAGTCCTTCCACCGAGACTGTATTGATTGCGCCGTACAACAAGAAGTACTGGATTGGGATCTATGCGGTTATCAAGGATGTAGTGACCCTGATCACCAAAGAGAACGTGGACAGTCTGGTGGGTAAACCTACTAAAGTCCGTGTTACCAACCGTTGCATCTTGGTGGATGGTGAGTATTGCCAGACATGCTGTGGGTTGGGCCTGGGAGCTTACGGAGAGCGTCTTAGCTCTGAGATCGTACTGATCCCTACCCGGATGATGTTGCAGCGTATGAAGGCGGCTCACACCGCGGGTAGTAAGACATCCGTCTTGGATCTCGAGATTGCTTTGAAGTAACAAAAAAAAAGAAAGACCTAACCCCTCCTAGCCCCGTAAAGGGCTAGGAGGGTATTAAGTAGGGACATCAGGGTTTCTTGATGTGACTCTGCAAATCAGAGATGGCCTGTTCCTTAACCAAGTCGACCGCCTTCGACAGCGCGAGGACAGTTTGAGCTGCTTCGGCCAGAGGGGTCAACGACAAAGTAGCCACGTTACCCAAGTGGGTGCCTTTGACGTGAACGCCTTGAGCAAACTTTGGACTGGAGACTACGTTGTGGAACATGATCACTTCGCCAACCTTGTTAGCAAAGGTAACCGACGACAACGCCAGAACGAGTTTATCCGAGATGAACGGATACTTCTCTTCAATGTCATAGCCTTCGGCGGTAGTGTCAATACCAGCCAGCTTATCGGTTTCCACCATCACGTCGAGGATCGCGCGGATGCTGTCTTCCATATCGATATCAGGATCGTTCAGGTGATAGACTTCATCACCCGCCGCCTCGATCATGGCATCGGGGTTGTTGATCATCTCTTTACCGGCGAGGGTAATGGCTTCGAGCAACACGAAGTCCACGAGATTGGGGTTGATATCCGCGTACAACTCATCACGGGTATCCGGGTCAAGCTTAACGATTAGAAATTCCACATTAAACCTCGATGGACAGAAGGATGGCGTGTTCAGTGGTGGACCGGAGTTCCCACTTATGGCCTTGGTAGGGTTTGAGGGACAAGAAGTCTTCTTTGAACAGGGGGTCCAGTTCAATCCGGTCGTAGAGACTTTTGATCTCCATCGCTTCCGATTCGAAGTAATCCTTCTTTTGGTCGTCGGTCTCGTAATACACCGGGACCTTGATACGTTGCTGGAGCACTTCATCTTGCATTGCTTTGAAATCAAGCATGTCAAGATACGCACGAATGCGCTCAACCACCATTACCCGCAGAATGAACTGCTTGTCGACGTTCTCCGTTGGTGAGCTCGGGAGACGTACGATAACAGACTTCACGTTCTTCGGGGTTGGTGCAAAGGATTGCGTCGTCATTTTTCCCACCCAGTTATTTTAAATATGATGCAGTTAGGAACAGTTCTGGTGAATTCGGTACGCTGTATACGACAACGGTGGTACAGCGAATTGAACAGAAGGGTGTTATCAGCGATAAGTCTCTCCGCAATGTCGATGATAGCCGTGGTGTATCTCAGTACCACAGCTTCGGGTGCTCTAAGGAGTTCCCAATACTCACCGCTTGTAGGGCTTTGGAGAGGCCAACCGCTTTCGTCAAACAACAAAGGATAGACCTGAGCTTTAACCGTTTCATGTTCGATCCAACGTGGACGTCCCTTATGCAGGTTAAACTCTACAAAACCATCACAATAACGAAAGGCATTGTCAAGGATTCGTACCACGACTTCGCGGATAACAGGATCCCATCCAATATTGCTTCTGTACTCCAGAATCACCGGTTGGTCGATGAAGAACTTTTCGCGTTTTATTTGACTCTAGCTCCTTTAACACACAAGACCATCATGCCCGGGATTTGGCGAACCACTTCCCAGTTCTCGATGGCGTAATTAGTGGCGAGATCTGACAACACACCCTGATTACTGAGCATTATTCCCTCCACCGATTCGAAGATCTCCATCTCGTAATCGAGCTTGAGGTCACCCGGATCGTTTAGAGGAAAACAACCATCATCAGTGGTAGACAGTGCCATCACAGTCGTTTCGGCAATTTGGTCTTCAACGAAGTGTTCGATGAATTCCGCGTTGTTCCATACCAGCTCGTCACCTGCTATTGTGCAGAAGGACTCATTCGACTTGGCGTGTCGAAAATAATCCTCCAAGCACTTGATCACCCCGATCTCGCCAATAAGACTATTCGTCCCGTTGGAATCGGTTTTTAACACTACCAGTATATTGCTGGTTAACTGAGGTAGCATGTTGATCACCCACAGAAAGGAAGGAGAACGCTCTGAACTACTCCAGAGCGCAATCCAGGTTCATCCGCTTAAACGACTTGGACTTCGCCGCGAAAGCAGTTTTTCGTTTGTCCATACACGACAGATGTTTATCAATGTCTACGCATACCCCAAAGATGAACTTAGGGGTAATCTTCCCACCGAACAGTCGGAAGATCTCACGCAAGCGCCCAATCATCTGGCGGTTGGTTTGAGTCGAAAACACAGTATGGCTACAGAATGCAGTGATCAGTCCCGGAATATCTTTACCGGTACCGCAGCTACCCTGCGTGGTGAAGAGTATTTCGTGCTTCTTATACTTCTCCTTGTCCTTCTCTTCACTGGCCAAATACGTCTCCATATCCCATCCTGGATATTTCTTTAGGAAACGTTTACACATCTCTTTACACATTTGCTTACGGGAGAAGAAGAACAGGCATTTAGTCCCAGCCTCCTTGAATGGTAGGTACCACTCTTGGAAAGCCTTATCCCATAACTCGAAGAAGAAATCCGTCAATTCCTTAGATGCCAAGATACTTTCTTCAAATACCTTGTCATCATAGGCCCCATAGCGTTCCCACTTGACCTTGTGCTTGCGCAGGTTGATCTTGTACAGATAAGCCATGGTCTCGATGTAATGCTGAGCGTCCGCCTCCCTGTGTCGCTCAGAGACAGGGTACAGCCACTCATACACCCGGTTAACGAATGCATCATCGGACTTCAATGTTGCTGACAATACGTATGTCATCAGCAAGTTGCCATACATCAGCGAGGAGAACACTTGGTGAATAGCCTCGTGCCCTTCTTCAATGATGCGTGTCCCTGGTCTGATAGCCCTGAATACGTCATCAAGGTCAACAGGATCCGGAATCTCTTTCTTCCTTAAGAAGGGTTCGATTCGAGACATTGGGACAATAACAATCTTCGGGTTCACCGTACCGTTGTTAAAAGCTTCCGCTAATTTGGGGATGGGGTGTTCCCAAACCAGCAAGTCACCAGGATCCAGTTTAAGGAACTTGTGGAGCTCCCCTTTCCAGATCGGAATGTAGCGTGGCTGCATGGTGATCACGGTTCGATACCCACGCTTAGCCATCGCGTAGATAGCCATGTAACCTTTACCACCACCTGTGTTGTCGTTGTTCACCTTGAGGTAACCATCGGTCAACATGTAGTCAGTCCACTCAGTCTGACCAGGTCGTGGGGTTTCGAATCCTTCCTGGAAGGTAAAGTCTACCTTAACAGGTTCAATGATCGGCTCGTCCACAATTTGAATACGAGAACGGTCATACCCTCGATACACTGCAAAGTCCAAGAACTGTTGCAGCAGGTTAGAGGAAAAGCGGTATTCGGTTTTGTCGAAGTTAGAACGCGCGAAGACGTGATCTAGCACTCGTTCCATTTGACGGGTTTGAGGATTGGGCTTCATCCCCGTCTGGTACATGTGTATACGGCAAAAGGGTTTGATAACGTTCTGAACGAAATCTGGCTGGTAGTCAAATATCCTCAGGTAGTGAAAAGCTTTACTTATCGTGACTGTCTTACGCATAACGACCTCTTAAGTCGGTAGGAGAGGCCCCCTTTCGGGGACCCCGTCCGGTTAAGCAGCCGCTAAACTTTTAGGTTAACCAACACCCAAGGCAAAGAAAGCTTCCAATGGACTCCCTTGACGGTTGACCATACGGAAAGTCTTCATTTTGTTCAGCACATTCTGCTGTCGCTCGTAGATCATCAAGTGGCCAATACCACGACCGATTACAGCCTCTTCGAAGCTAGAGAAGTACTTCGGTACATCGCCTGTTGGGATCGATGCGTCAATACCCCCTGGAGTCGCTGTCAGACAGCAATACAACATGATCTCCGGGTGCACAACGTTAATACCTTTGATTTCCTGAGCAATGAGTGTCCAGTACTCAGTTAGCACCTCTCCAAACACCTTCGGAGTGACTACTTGATTTTTCCACGTTGAGTTACGCTTGCTAAAGGTGATGAAGCTCTCAACACGAGCACGGTGAGCATCCAAGTCTTCCCGAATGAACGGAAGGCTGAAAACAGGCTCCATTACATTCCAATGAGCCAGGTCGATCTTGACATGCTTCTTCCCGAGAGTTTCCCAACCGTGGTCCAAGACGTAACGGAGGAATTCCAACGAGAACCGCGCTTTTCGAGAGGAGATCGATGTATGAGCGGCGTGTTGCTGAATCGTTTTACCGCCCATCATGATATCTTCAACTGCGTAACGGAAAGTCACTTCAGCGAAGTACGGGAGTTTCTCCAGACTAACAGCGTTCAGGTCACCCAAAGAACGGATGTCGGAAAGCACGTTAACGATGTCAGCACCTAGGACCATGTCGCATCCTGGTTCGATCACCTCTGGGTTCAAGAAGATTTCATCACCATTACTGGAAATGATATTCGTATCCCGTTTATGCGGCACGAACTGACGTGTGATCGCATTTCGAATAAAGTGTTTAGTAGACAGCATCCCCTGACCCATCGGGTTACAGATAGAAGTTGCTGACCACATACCCACGTTAGCAATCTTGTCCATCATCTGGTTAAACGGGACTGACGTTGCCATCATCCCGTAACATGTTCCACACGGAACACCAGCGTCACGACTATTACAGAACGCAACAGAACGGATCCAGATCGTTTCCCCAACCTTGATATCCCAGACATTCTCGTTGTCGATCAGCTGGAGGTTACCGGCAGGCATTTGTTGCCACTTGCCTCGCAACCCCATGGCAACGTTCATGCTTGCGATCTTGATAGGGACACAGACCTTGGTCCCGCAGTCCCAACCGAAGTTCATGCCACGCACAACAGCGGTCAGAATATGGGTCTTACGGTGAAACAGTTCTGAGTCCTTCAACGCTTTACCGTTGTTGGTCAGAGCTTTACCCGAGGCGTTCTTCTCACCCAGCGAGTCCGCCAAGTTAGTAATGCCGTGAGCATACGGTACGGAGACCGCGTTGGGGTGAATGGTGTTGTTGAGACTGAACACCCCACCCCGCATCACAGACAGTTGATACGCCTGGTTAACACTCACACCACCCGTTCGAGCCAGCATGGCCATAACGTTACGGTCTAAGCTTTCAGCGGCTTTGATGTGGACGTTGAACTTATCCTCACCTTCGTCGATCGAGATCTCTTTATTGAGGATCTGATCTCGGATAGCCATGACCCCCTCATCCGCCATGAGATCACCCACGGACTCTGCGGAGGCTGACAGAGACGACCCTTCACCCATCACCACGGATTGGTTATGAAGCTTGTTCTGCCAGATATGGATCAGCCGCTTGATATCGTCAATCTCTGCCAAACTTTTAATCGTCGGTAGCAGCTTGGCCAGCATATAGTTAATGGGGATGGCCTGGACGTCATCGTCGTAGGTGATCATCTTCGCCGTATTACCTGCCACCTTATTCGAGGGAATCAATTCCTTAACCGAATAAGGGATGTGGTTGTAGTGTCGATGGATAATCAACCCCAACCACGTCAACATCAGCACGTAGGTGTCGGACTCGACGCTTACACCTTCGTCATCGACTACGGTTACCGGACATCGATAACCTCGCCAGCGCAACATCATCTCTTCTGGAATGTTCGCAAACTCTCGAAGACTAAACTGCATCATGAGGATACTTGCCCACCCTTTTGTTGGCCTTTAAGCGCTGCTTCTTTATCGTTAAGTTCAGCCAAGAAATTACCCAAGCGGGATTCGTTGTAACCTTGCAAATGTTCGTTACTGACTCGGTCACTAGGGAGCTCATTACGGAGAGATAACCCAGAGTCCTTCATCATGCTGACGGACATGTTCAACGCACGGTTATTCACGTACTCAGGTGGCTTAATGATCTGAGGAATGTTAAAGACGTCATCCGCCCGGACAAACCGTCGAACTGCACTGATGCGGTTCTCAGGAGAATACGCCAGAGAGAACAACTTAACAACCTCTTGACCGCCCGACTGACTGGTTACCCAACGACCTTCGGTCTCAGCAGTGTTCTTGTTACCCTTATCGTTCATTGGCAAACTGTAACGATCACTGTCGCTCATCTTCGCTGGCATGCCAAACAAGTTAGACTTGGGCATACACTGAGCGCTCATGTCACTACCGAACTTGTCCAACAGGATCAAGTCTTGGATACTGATCATGATTGGGTTAGCGGTCTCTTGTACCTCGCCCAACGAGTTGACCCAGGTTGCTTTCTGCGGTTGATACTTATAACGCTCCCGCAGTTTGTTGATCAAGTTAACCCCGAACAGCTTGGAGTTACTGATGATGTGAATAGAAATGTTCTTCTTACTCACGTTATCAACGTACTCAATCAGGTCAGCTTCTTCCTCAGTCGCCAGCTTAAACATCTCAGCGAACTCTGGGAAGCCTTGCTCAAAGTACTCCATCAACACGCGATGCGCACCACGGTAGTCACCTTCTTTACGGAGGTGCTGAACTTCACGGTGGATGTGCATGGTCAGGAAGTTAATACTCAACTCCAACAACAACGCGTAGATCTGACGACGGAACGCCGGAATGTTGTTGAGGATTACTTCTGCACTGGTGCCGTCTGCATAACGCGGCGCGTGAGCATCAGGAATGATGTTAATCACAACACCCTTGTCACCATTCAGACCTGACAACTTCCACTTCACACGACCTGTCATGCGTTGCTTCAGTTCGATGGTAACGTTCCAGTCCTTGTACTTTTCACGCTTAATGGAGCGGAACAGTGGATTAGGACGCCCGGTACGATCGGTATAGTTACCGTACGCGTCACGGATGAACGTGTTCAGACGGTGAGTCATAGCGATCTTGCCATTACGACTCATACGAACTTTACCTTCGTACCAGTTCAGCACGCCTACCCACATCTCGTTACGACGACGTTCATAACGATCCAGCATCTGGTTGTGACGCTGAGGGATGTAGGTGGTATTACGGTTGTTGGCTTTGTTCTTGCTGCGGTCAGACTCGACGTGGACTGCCTTTACTTCACAGTCACGCGGAGCATACAGCAGGTGGTCGTAAGTTGGGTCAGGTTCACGCAATGCTTTCTTGGTCAGGCTTACCAGTGCGTTCTCCTTAATACGCTTACGGAAGCCCATCACGATCCCATCTTCACGGATAGGTTCACCCGGTTGAGGGAATGGCGATGGATTCTCATCAGTGCCATACAGCATCAATGGAATGTATTCGTCCTCGTTCCAGTTGAACCCGCGGATATGTTTGAACATACACGCGCAGCGTTCAGCAAACGATTCAGTAATGACAATCCCGTCCTCCTCCGTCCGGTGGTCAGAATACGCGGCCACTCGGGTTGGCATGGAGAATCGCCAGATGCCGTCTTCATCAATACGTGGACTTTGAGCGAACACGGTTCCTTTCGGTAACCACGCGCCTGGTTTCAGTTTACGCAGGACATCTTTGTCGTAAACGTATTCCCAGCCGACGCTGGTGTTCTGCGTGTGATAGGCAGGGAGCTCCAACAAGTCGTAGGCGTTCTGCTCATCATTCTTATAAACGATATGAGTAGGTTGCCAGTCATCAGAGTTTTTGCCCATATCCAAGCTACGGATACTGAACAGTTCCTCCACGATCATGTTGCTGGGAGCTTCTACCTTACGGGCGGTCTTTCCGTACTTACGTTCGTTACCGGCCATGAGCCAACGAACGCCAGCCCCTTCAGTCGGTACCGATTTAGGAATCATGTTACCGGCCATGTACATACGACCAGCCGAAGAACACATAGGGAACACAATCAAATTACTACTAACACCAATCAGCGCTGGATGGAGTTGGTTTTCACCACAACCGTATTTATAACGGATTCCATCAGTTATCCCTGTTAAGTTAAATTCGAACTCATTCATCAAGTGACCTCTTCAACATCAGGATATATAGGTTCAGGGGGATAATATAGGTTCTAATTTATTTGACTCCTGCCTGAAGGTTACTTATGCCCCTTTCTAACAATGACTTCAACAGCGGTAAAGACATCTATTCCACGGAGCGATACAAAACGTTAGTCCGGTCAGAACTGGAGCTTATCCGGAAGGAATCGTCGTACTTCCAACAAGTCGTTCCCGCGGTACAACAAGCTTTCAAGAATGACTTCTACCGTTTTCTACGAGTAATGGGGGTCCCCTCTTATCTGTGGTGGACGACGGCGTACATCAACGGGATCACGAACCCCAACCAGGACATTAGCAAAATGACCCTGATCTATCAGATTAACGAAAGTGCATTAAACACACGCATTGCACGTAATAATACAGCCAGAGCATAAAAATAGTTTTATCAGACAAAAAATAATAACCAGCAGGGGATGACCCTGCTGGTTATTAATGCTACCTGTTAACCCCAGGCTGGGCTGTTACCGAAACCGCCGCCACTGTTGTTATCCAAGTTTGTTACGCTTGGAGAACCAGTTGGCATAACGGGTTGTTGCTGGTTGAGCTGGGACGGATGGATCACCGCGCCGTTTGGCAGTTGGATCATGCCATTAGGGAGCATCATAGGCTGACCACCGCCCATCCCCATGTTCATCTGCATGCCATTCATGCCATTCATGCCATTGCCCATGCCCATGTTGAAGCCGCCCAACATGTTCATCATCCCAGCTTGCGGGTTTGGAGTTTGACGCTCCAGGAACGAACCCTGCTTGGTGCAGATGTACATGACCGGCAGGTTGGTCATGGTGTCGACGCCGTAGTGAGTCACGCGACCAGTGCTGAAGTTGCACTCGTAGCGGGTCAGACGGTCGGACGCCAACACTTGAGGCGGTGGAGTGATCACGAAACCAGTCAGCGGGTCAATGCCAGGACCTACTTGCTGAACCTGAGCACCCGGGGTTTGTTGCACTGGTTGTTGATGAACGTTACTGCTCACCGACATCAGTCCCGCGAAGTCTTGACGTCCTGCTGCTTGGTGGACGGTTTCTTCGTGGGTGTTGTGGGTGTTGTAGTCCATCTTCGGAACTTGCTTGTACCACTCGGGCAGATTCTCCAGATCTTCCGTCCAGCTCAGATTAACCGGGTAGATACCCGCCTTAGCGAACTCGCTACGGAAAGTACCTTGAACCTTGTTGATCTGCTCAGCGATATCCGCGTAACAGCCCAGGTACGAAACCATGCGCGCTGCAATCGGGGAGTTCGCTTCGTGGATGTGGTCATCCGGCGACAAGACCGCTGGAACAATGAACTGGAACAGATGGATAGCCAACTTAACCGCAGCACGACTTACGCTATGGTTGTTGATCTCGATCAGTTGGTTATCCGTCTTGCCTTCAGTACGAGCCAGGCGGCGAACCAGTTCATTGTAGAACGGGAACTCCGGCTTGGTGGTGTAGTACACCTTCTCGCCACTGGACTTGGACAGTTTGCCACTGGACTTGGAAGTCTTGAAGTGAACAAAGCGGTTATCCAGACCGTTCTCTTCCACTTCTACGTGCAGACGACCGAACAGGTCTTCGAGTTCCTTAACCACTGCACCTTTAGCGCCCTTGAGAGGTTCCAGAAGATCCAGCACGCGCTGGTTCCACGAACTCTTGGGTTTGGGTCCAGCTACGGCGAACAACACCGGAGGCGTCGAGCGGAAGGCATTCAGGAGACGCAGGCAAGTAACCTTACGCAACACTTTGAAGACTTCGGTTTCCTTCGAGGTAATATCCTCGCAGGCAGGGTGCCAGAAGACTTTCCCAACCGCCACTTCGTCCAGGACGTCAGTGGTAGGCAGGTACAGGTTCATCCCGTCGATGGTGATGGGATACTCTTCGCCGTTCAAGTCCAGCAGGATACGACCATCGTTCTTGACGAGGGTGTTCCAGGACAACAACATGTCCTTGTACAGCTTGTTAAGTTCATTCATGGCGGGTCACCTTAGAAGTATTCCTTGATGTTGTGCAAGTAGTTCCGCGATTCGGTCAATCCGGTTTCGGTACCGGAGATCGAGGAGCTAGAGTGGTTGATGTAATAGGTTGCGTTACTGAAGGTTTTGGCACCGTGATAATCACCACCGAAGGAGATCGTCACGCGGGTCTCACCGAACATGTGGCATTCCATGCTCAGGTTGATGAGCGTGCGCAGATGCGCATATGGACCGGTGTACTTGGCAAAGAACGCGTCAGTGAAGTGACGGTTAAAGCTTTCAACACGACCCTCCATGTTTGTATCATTGTCCAGAACCGACATTGCTTGGCCTGGAGAGAACGATACCCCACCGCCTTCATCACCGCTTACCCCGTCAAACTCAGTAGGGTTGTTGGTGGCGCTGAATTTGTACGACATGAGACCGCTGGCCAGCAACTGGTGGACACACATCATGGCGGCCTCAGATGCAATGATCTCGTGTTGGTTAACGCGACCATAATCGCTGGTAATCAACGTAGTATCGTCAGCCGCAAAGCGGGTAACGTCCATGTTGTCCATGTTCAATACGTCGAGGAAGTTAGGCCATACTTCAACCATTTCATCAACCGACCAGCCACGGAAGCTTGCCAGACTGTGGACGCTCAGCACACTCATCATGGTCTGCATGAATGGGTTATCGTGCGGAGAGATCTCGTTCAGGCTGCTGGTGGTCATGTAGTCACCGATTGCCCATGCCAGATCCTGTCCGTTATGACTGACTTCATCGCCAGTCTGGACTGCCAACTTCAACAGCTCTTTCGAGTAGTGAGTTGGGTTCAGGTTCTGAGTCTTCGACATGAGCAACTGATTGGTCAGGTCAGAGTTTGCTACGCCGCAATAGTTCTGAGCCGAACCGTCGCCGTCAGTAACAGCGTAGCCCAATGCAGCACTGGCCACGTCATACGGACGAACCGCTGCCATCTCTTTGGCGCCGTACGGATCACCCAGCAGGAACTGGTGAGTGGTATCCACAACTTGGCGCACTGTTGGATAACCTTGACCGTCGCTGGACTGAGACGTCAACGTACTCCAGCAACGAACAGGCTGCAGACGAGTATTACCGTCCAGGCCGTTCTCAGCGGAACTGTTACCGCCGACCAAGTAGCAGACCACGGACATGTCAGACGATTCGGCAGCGTTCGAGTAGACCTGGAACTTCAGCAGGCAGATACCGCGTCGCATGTTCATCCCGTCTTCGACCGAGACGAAACCTTGTGGCTGAGAGCAAAGCTGACCGGAGTTCATCGCGATGTCGTTCAGAGTACGTGGGAGGATCCCGCCGTTTTCCTGTTCGTGGCGAAGCTTGTCGATCTCCAGGTTTTCCAGATGCAGGGTATTATGCCGATGGACGTGGTCATGTTGAGCAGTACCAATACCAAAAAGCGCTTGTTGCAGTATAGTTGTAATTTCAGCCATCATTGCTCTCCATCTATCTAAATTAGTTTATTCGCTGATTTGCCTAACCAAACGCATAAACTCTTCACGTATCTTGGGTTCAATTTCAATCTCGAACAAAGCTCCGCGTTCCACTCGATCGTAAATCTCACGTTCGTTCAGTACGCCATACTCAAGGTTGGATTTCCACTGACCCGCAGCAAGACCTTCCAAGAAATCAGTAGCGTCTTCAATAGCCTCGTTGAAGGATCGACCCTCATCGTTTCTGCTTTGGACGTCACAGATACTCTCCAGGTAATCTTTATCCCCGGAGGTTAACTTCAAAATGTCGGCAATAGAACGCATGCCGTTAGGATCATGAATAGCCCCCACAATGGAAGGAAGGTATTCGTAACCCCATTCAGCCAACCGAACCTGAGCCAGCGAGATTGCCGACATCAGTTGGGTATAGTTAGCCGCCCAGTAAATCATGATGGAGATATCGCCCTTAAATACCATTTGCAGTAATTTAAGATTGTGAGGCGCCAAGTCGAATTCCCAGTTGGGTGGGATGTTATCGTAAATCTTTTCGACCAGATCAGGTTGCTTGATACCCAGTGCCATGCACGGAATCGTAAACCGATCAGTGTGACGTTCATTATCACACTCGTCCATCAACCCCATCGAGAAGAATTCAGCTTCGACTTCTTCGTCAGTGGACTTAACAGCTTCTTTGGCTTGATAACGTTCATACAACGAACGCTTCTCTTCCTCCCCCTCATACCCGTCGTCTTTACGACGCCACTTACTACCGCTCGACTCATGCTGACGGACAGCAGCGTTGATAGCGGTTGCCAAGTTCTTGCCTTCTTCCGTTTCCGGAATGATGGCACAGCACAGTCGGGTGAACACGGTATTGTAGAGCACATGCTCCACGAAATATTCCATGCTCCCTACGCCGTCGACCTTTAAAGGTTCCCCACGCTTCTTGAACGAATAATCGACATACAGAACCAGCTTACGCCAACCTTCGGTATTAACGATGTGTGGGTTGTCCTTGATCAGATCACCGCAGACGAATTCCGCAAAGCTCATGTTCATGAACCCAGCATAACGGAACGTCAACGAGAAGATGATCGGGTAAATAACACGAACAATCAACGTCGTCTTCACCAGATGAACATAATGCTCTTCGGTGATTGTGGTTTCAGCAGGGTAGTACCCTTTGCTTGCGGCCACGTTTAATTCAGGTGGAATCACCAAGTGTCGGGAGTTGTGGATAAAGTCCGCGAACCGCTCCGGTTTGATGAAGTCCAAGATCTGCCAAAGGATCGGTTTGATTTCCGGCAGTTCTACTTTGTAACCACGGTACGTTGGGTTCTCACAGATACGGTGAGCTTTCTCGTACAGCTTGTATAACGCCAAGCGTTCTTCAGAAGAGAAGTAACGTTCAACATAATCGTTAAACGCATCGAACAGTTTGCCTTCTTGTGACTTAATGTTACCTTTGTTGGACTTCTCCAGTTTGATGGAGTTGTCACCGTTGAACCGCAGGGAGTGTTCATTGAGGGCTACAACAATAGCCTTCATCCCTTTCATGGATTTACGAATAACATCAATCGTTAACATCAGCAACTCCAGAGTCTACCTAACACACTGGTAATATAGGTTTATTAATTTATAACCCACCTATATTTAGACAAAAAATAAGGCAGCGCGGGGTCTGCCTTATATCGAATTCAACCTAGATCATTTACCATCGCCTCCGTCAACCCACTAGGCAGTTGAGTTAGCTCAAGTTCTGTGGCGTAACTCCAACTACATTTCTTGTGGGTTTTAACTCGTCCCTTACAACACGCTACAATATTGGATTGGGTAAATTTATATTTCTTGTAGTCCGCAAGGCCGTGCAGGATAAACTCATGTCCAGAGTGAAGTCCAAATTCAATCCTTCCCTTTACTGGTTTGGTGAAGGTAGAATCCTTTCCGGATTTAAATAGCCCATTTTCAGCAGCGTGGAGCTGATTCCTAGAATGAGTCGACCATTCAAGGTTATCCAGTTCAAAATTAGCCTTATCCCCATCAATGTGATTGACTTCCAGATCTTTTGGGTGGAATAACTTCAGCTCCGGAGGAAGGGGTATGAACACGGAAGCTAGTGCGCGGTGTAGCACTAAAGTGTAAGTTTCTTTATATCCAAAGGTTGCAACAATTACGGGGTACTTTTCTTGATAGGTCGCTATAGCTAGTGGATGGTATTCCCCTTTATTGAACTTAACCACTTTACCTTTGTTACTTATAAATAAAAGCGGGCTGTGTATAACAGAAGGGGTGTCTTTATTTCTTCTTAGCGCCATATACCGGCAAAAGAAGAACGGAGCCCAAACCTCGTAGGCTGGATCTTCCTTTAACTTCTCTTTCAGAATCTGACCTAGGAAATTCGTATTGAACGGATACTCTTTAGACCGATACTCCTTGAGCTGCTGCTCACTGAGAAGATCCTCTAGAGTGTTACTCGATTCGTTCATGATAAAACTTCCAAGTTGATTGTGTCCCTCTAGTAATAAAGGGTCAAAAACAACTGCAACTTAAAAATTCCACCTATAGCAAAAAGAGGGAGAGGGAGGTTTCCCTCCCTCCCTTATCTCACGAGTACTTAGAAGTCGGCGTCGTCGTCATAAGACGAATCGAAGTCGCTGTTACCGCTACCCTTGTTAGAGGTGTCCTTCGCCTGGAAAGCCCCTTCTTTCGGAGCAGGCGGTTCGTACATCTCACGTTCCATCTGGTTGACTGGATCCTGGTGCCACTTAACCCAGGCTCGGGCTGCCCAACGAGACAGAGTACCGTGGTCTTCAACCTTGTTACCGGTAGAGTCCTTACGGTACAGAACGGTATCGTTGGCGCCGCGGAAGATGATCTTGGCGTTGTACTCACCTTTACGGTAGGTCACGCTGATCACGCCGGAGTTCTTCTCGCGGTCGATGGTGAACATCGCTTTAACGATCGGGTTGTCCGAGATCTTGCTCTGGCCACCAGACTTGATGAAGTCCTTCTTACGAACGACCAACTGACTGGTTTCGAACGATGGATCCGAACAGGCTTCCATGATGCCTTCCATCAGGGCGTTCCGGTCCGACCAGTTCATTTCCACTTCTTTGTGGACGTTGGACTTGGAGTTCGGATCGTAGATACCGTCATTGATCTTCATGACGATCTTGCCGTTCGACTTCTGCTGGATAATCCAGGTCGCCGGGTATTTACCGCCTTGTACCGGATCAATGGTGGAGGCTTGGGGTTGTTTCCAATCGTCGAAAATGGTCTTGCGGCGGGCGTTGTTGTTTGGCTGAGCCATGTGAAAATTCCTTAATTCGGTACAAGAATATGGTGTCGGTGGTATTATTAAAGCATTTTCAGTAACGCAGCTTTATCAATACCATCGGGTAACATGTTGATGTTGATACGGCACCTGCTTACCGTAGTGGCAGGGGTCCAGTTAAACTCTTGGGCCAGCTTCTTAACCAATTCCTTAATGGCTTTGGAAGAAGAAGCAAAGTCCGTTGACTTGTCACCGAAGATCTGAATGGTGAGCTTATTAAAGGGTAGAAAGTAAAGCTCCTTCCCGCCCGTTAGCTTCGTGTACCACTGTGTATAGGGTTTAAGCTTCCCCGTGTAGGATTCCATCAACGTCAACCTGGCCACATGGTCGTGAACTGCCAGATCAACCACACGGTGGGTCAGCACAATCCCCTTGCCTTTAAATGACGGCATGCCCACATCAGTACGTTCAATCAGCTTTTTGTACTTGTCATAAATAAGCCCAGCGGTCTTATCAGAAAGCTTGTCGAACTTCTTTTGGTTCTCAGTTTCACGCTTCGCTAAGTCAGCCAAAGGAAACCTGAACTTCATCGAAAGATAAGACGGGTAATACACAACCAATTGAAGCGGTTTGGTTTTACGAACCTCCTCTAACCACCTGCTGAGCATCTTGAGGTCGTTTACAACATCTTCCATAAGTTGTTCAGGCTTAAGGAGTGCTCGCTCTTCTTTGCTCTCGTACGCATCGTGAGCGTTACGGATCAGAGTAAGCAAGTTGAAGATAATGACATCCGAACCTCGTATCTGTGCAGCCGCTTCTGGTTGTTCGATGGCAAGGGATGTCCCAATGCTCATCCCTAACGCACCTAAACTTCTCATTTAAATTCCTCTAATACTGCCAACGCTTCAGCCATGTCGATTTGCTTATCAGCAAAATCAGTACCGACCTCTTTGGCGAGCAAAGCGGAGATATTGTCTTTAGTGACGGATACTCCACTATAAGTACTGTCTGAATAGATTTCCTCTTCTACGAGTTCTTCTTCAGCCTTGATGTTCTTGGCCTTGAACCCGTATTGGGTAAACTCCTTCTCAAAGATCTTGATAACTGGCGTGACAATGTCAGCCGGACCACCCTTAATGCGGATTTGAGAGAAAGGCGGTAGATTCTTATCACGGATGAATTCGCGAAGTTTCTTTACCAAGATTTCTGTTGAAATATCCTCTTTAACGGTCAACGTCACATAAGGAAGAGCTTTCTTGTTCTCCCAGAACTGGATGTTGAATGTTTCTTTCTTTTTGTCCAGATCAATGATGTAGCCACCCTTCGGATGTTCTTCACCATGACTGATCCGGTCAAACGACCCCATCGTGTAACGCTTACCCACAATGGAGGGAGTATGAATGTGCCCGGACAGAATGAAGTACGTGCAGATGGATTCCCAGCGCGATTGATCGTGCGTGGTGTGACGCATCTTCGTCGGTAGCTGGTCAGTGAACGCTTGGTGAAACAGAATCGTATCCACCTTGGTCAACTTGTTTTGTTTCAGTACATCGAGAGCAGCTTCCCAAATCTCATCAGGTGTCATCGCCTGGAGGTTGTCGGGAATACACAGAACAGTTAGATCATCGAGATGCGGATAACGTACAACTTCGATCGTATCAACATAACGCAACCTTGAACCTGTGGGTGCCACGGTCACTAAGTGCTTTGGTTGACCCCATTCGTGGTAGAAGGTCCCCTCCAATAACAAAACATCCGTGTTGTATTCGTGACACTTATCCATGAAACCCTTAAACCACTCCTTAACCTTGAGCAAGTCAGAGTTAGGGGCATCTACCAACTTGTCCATCAGGTCGCCACCGAAGAACACGATGTCGACTTTACTGAGGTCGTTGTCTTTGTAGAAGAACTGTGACATGTTCCCCAGCACATGATGCGTTGGAGTGGTCGTGTGTAACGTGTGTTGATCAGAACATGCCAAAGCCCGCATCGGTAATCCCCTTACCCTAAACCCTTAACACTCAAATGGCGAATCTGGCGCTTTCTGTACTGTAGATTGGACCTGCTGTGTTTCTTTATTGACTGGTCCTGCACCGGCTTCAATCTCAGCATCACTGCCGTCGGTGATGTAGTCAACACCTTCTTTACCTTCGATAACAAAGGTACCCAGGCTCAGTTCGTGAAGGAACTTGTACTCCTCGGTAGTAACCTGTTTACCGAGGTGATCACGGGTCAGGATTTTGCGGGCGCGATCGAGGTCTTCAATCTTGGTATCCAAACCTGGACGAACAACCTTGCCGTTACTGTCAGTCAGCTTCTGACCACGAACCACGTCACGGATGTAGTAGATGCCACGTTCTACTTCCGGAATGATCTTGTACTTGGCAAAGAACTCTGGACGAACCAGGTCGCTCATTTCCATTGGTTCAGCTTCGAGACCGATACGCTCGTCAGCCAGGGTGTTGGCCACCGACAAGTTGGCGTTGATGTCGTTCTTCTTGGAAGCATCTTCGCTGTTAGCGTGCATCACCCCAGCGGCCAGACGAAGCTTCTCACGGTCTTCTTTGGTCAGGTTGATGGTAGTCAACGGAGGAACAGCAAAGACAGGCTCATACGCGCCGGTGGTAGGGTTCAGGCCGACAATCAATACAGCCCGGGTACCGCCGTAGGAGAAACTGAACCATTCACCCTGGTTGAAGTAGTTGACGCCCAGACGGGAACCCACCGCAAAGGCCAGCATCCACTTCTTGACGAACTCTTCTTCTTTCATGACGTGAGAGACGTTGAACGGAAGATCCTCACCGGGGTTACCCATCATGAGCTTGCCGTCGACTTCGGTCACTTTGATGTTCTTGGCCCAGCCCAGGTCGTTCTCGATGATTTGGTTGCGCATCAGTTCGTTCATTGTTTCAATCTCTCATTAGTTAAGACTTTATAAAACTCGCCAGTAACCAGGATGGTTTCAGCCAAGTCGTAAACGGCGCTATCGACCACAATCTTGCCGGTCAATATTAGCCTGTAGTTATTTGTCTGCCCAGTGATATTTTGCTTAATGACTTCAATGAGCACTTCATCAAACTGCTCTTTCATGTAGTCAGTAAAGATGGTCTTAAGATTGTCTCTCAACCGTTCTGGGGTTTCGCCGTACTGCTGCCAGAGTCCGTAGAAGTTAGGGACGTTGCCCAGTAACTTGTCCTGGTTCTCACGCGCAGCAAAGAAATAAGTGGTGTGTAACGAAATAGCATTCAGTGGGGATTCAGTTTCCCACCCGCTGCGGGTATCCATTGTCGCAATGCAAAACCGGGCCATAGATGACTCCTAATAAAAAAGTACCCTCTATAAGAAGAAAGAAAAAAGAAAAGAGAGTCAGGCAAGTGAGGGTGTTACCCCTCACCTGTCCTTTAAAGGTTACTCTTCTTCCAGATCCAGGAACGACGTTCGCTTGAGACCTTTGCTCGATGTGATGTCGAACTGAGTCGTAGCGATGTGGTGGTTGCTCGCCGCATGAGTCTTGTGTGCGTACACTTTATCACGATAGCTGTACTTGCCAACTGCCGAGTCGTTGTACGACACTCGAGACAAACGGTTTACTTCCTCTTCCTTGGTCAGGTTAACCACGCCGTCAAACATCCGGCGCCAGATCAAGTTGTCAGCGCCAATGCCAGAGCAGAAGTGACTGAACTCACCATCGTAACCATTTACCTCACCATCCAGATACAACTGCTGGATGATAGGGTTAGCCATGATCACATCACGCATGTAACCATCAGCTTGCTGCTGGGCATTAACACTACCCAAGTAACCAATCGAATAACGGCCAACAAACTCACCGTCATCCTTGCTCAAGAGTCGCTTACCCATTTCCCAAGCACGAGAACTGAGGAAGTTATCAAATGACTCCATGTTGCGTGTTGCTTGATCCCCCAGCCAACCTCCGAAGCGGCCCAATACCGTATTAGCACGGTTCAGGTAATCGGCATAACGGTTGATGGAGCTCTCAGTATGGCTACCCGAGATGGAGAAACTAAAAGCATCAGCGCTGTTCAAAGACCTGTCCCTCCGGCAAGCTGGTCATCAACGGTGTTTGCATCAACATAGTGTTAAGGTTCATCTGTGTTGTAACCGTCTGACCGGCATAACGACTGACTTTAAAAGGCTCGTTACGATCGAGTACCTGGTGGTGCCCCCACGCTCCGTATGCCTTCGCCTTGGACTCATTATCCATAAGCCCGATCAAGTACATCTGATCGCCGTCGAAGTCGGCGTTGAATTCCCGGGTGCCTGTAATCGGGATCTTGACACTTTCATCTGTCAGATCTCGGTTAACACGAGGGAAGAACCCTTTACGACTCAAATATTCAATCGATGGGTTACGACCCGCAAGCATGATCATCTTGCGACCCTCTTCCGCATCACGGAAGAACGCATCAACTTCAGGTACAATCTCGTACGACGCCCGGCGGTGTAACAGTTTTGCTTTAACCGGGGTATAACCTTGGCGGTACAGGTAACTCAGAATCGGTGTTTCGTACATCTGATTCATGAGCTTCCAAGGTACCATGATCTCATCAGCGTTGATGATACCAGTTTGAGACGTAATAACCGATCTGCCGGTTACAGGGACTGGACCCGCACAAACGTGCTTACGGTTGATCCCTGGCTTGTTAAAGATCCCTTTCGGGTTGTTGATCTCACGGTATTGGTCGCTGAGGGCTACCAAGTTCTTACCGACGATATCAACGTTCTTCAACAGGTCTTTAGCACTCATCTTCACCAGAGCATTACTTTTCGCAGTGTCTGCAATGGCGTGATAAAGCTTAGCTGTCTCGGGGTGGTGCTTATAACTCAGTACTTCTTTGCCAGTCTTTTCAAGGACTACGCAATAACGAGCTGGAACTTTGATGTAATCGCAGAACGCAATCTCTTTGAACTTGTGGTACATTGCCAGCGCTTCAGGACCATCCTTCTTCAGCTTGGAGTAACGAGCCCCCTTACCGACCAGAATGTATTCCATAATCGCGTCGCAGTTCTGGTAGAACGTGTTGAGGTTGATCTGTGTAATCTTCAAATCTTGCAGCAGTTGGTTCAGCGCAATGTTGGAGCCGTTACGCTTCTTCTTTTGCTCAGCACGATAAATCGGGTCAACAAAGAACCGAGGCACCGAAATAGAAGGACTGGGGTTAGCAATCAGGATGTTGTTGAAGAACGTAGTAAAGAAGCCAATGTTGATGAACTTCTCGACCCCTTCCGGACATTTCAACCAGACGCGGGTATCTTCACCCTCGTTTAGAAAGATCTCGACCGGAGTATTGCACTTCTTACATACCCGTCCACTATTAAGCAGGTAGTTACCTTTCGTACAACCGTACTGACACTTGGCGACTGTCTCAAAAGAGTTCTCTTCGAACTCCATCCGGGTAATCCGCGCCAACCGTTCACGATCTTCTTCCAAGTTAAAGTCGAAGTCGTTCAGGTACACATGTTTCAACCGGCTGGTATCATGCATGTGGTTATAGTCAGGGAAATCCGGATACAACGGTTTAGAGAATTGCGGATCGTCTTCTAACGATGAAGTCAGATTACTGGCGAACCGTGCGAACCATGGCATGGGATCCAGGTTCTCTTCACTGAACCGCGTCAACATCTGAATCGCGAGTTCATTACTGGGAGTTAAGTTGGGTACAAACATAAAGCTAACTCCTGAAATTCAAAAAAGAAGAATAGGGGTTAGGGGACCGAAGCCCCCTAACCCACTACTCAATTACCGCATGTTACTTAGCCCCAGATCCCGCCGTTACCGAAACCACCCAGGATGTTCATGTTGTTGGCGCTGCCGACCGAGGTAACGGTTTGCAGGCCAGCCATTGGCATGAACGCCATGTTGTTCGGACGCATCGAGCTGTAGGTGTTCGCAACGTTCAGGGTACCGATTTCCGACAGAGCGGCACCGATAACAGCCATCAAATGCGGATCCCAGACGCAGGAGTAACCGAAGTTGTTGATGTGCACGTGGCCATCGAAGAGACCGGTGGTCATTTCGATACGCAGCTTCTGGCAACGCGAACGCACTTCTTCGTTGTTGGTGCCGTACAGCACGCCCAGGTAGTTCATGGACTGTTGCAGACCAGCCTTACCTTTGTGGGTGCCCAGGTACATCTCGTCGACTTCCAGGGTGTTCAGCTCGCGACCTTGTGGGTTCTTCGCGAGACCGTTCACCGCGATCATCTTGGTCCGGTGCAGCGCGACGTCGCCCGGTTTCCAGCCTTTCTTGGCGTTGACGTTTTCAGCAACCAGTTGCGAGAAGCGACCTTTGGACATTGCGTCCAATACCGCGATCATGGCTTGTACCGCCGACTGACGATTGGCCAGAACCGGATCCGACAGAACTTCCAGGTGCTTGTTCACCGGGGACGACAGGCCGCCCAGGATCACGTTGCTGCGGAACAGAGCGTTCGGCGAGATGTTCTGATGGATCCACTTGTTGACCGCTTCGGTGTCCAGGATGGTTTTCTCATCCATTTGTGGACGAGCACCGGTGTAGACCTGGGCGATCAGACCTTCGATGCGCGGTTCGAAGGAGCTCAGGTTACCCCGGGAGCCGACGTTGGCGCGACGCAGTGGTTCAGTGAAGATGTAGTCGGTGTTGGTGCACATCAACGCGAACAGCGCGTAGTAGTGCGGGAACAGGCCGTTGTTGTAGTTCATCATCTCTTCCGCGTTGGCGTGGTCGAGAGTGATGACCGGGTGCAGCGGACGGTAGCCGTTCATGTACATGCCGCCGTTGATACCCAGGAACGCCTGGATAGCATCAGCTTGACCGCCGGCCTGGGAGATCGCCGCGATGTTCTGCATGTGCATTTGGTAGCTGATCGCCGACAGCTGAACGGTGGCCAGAGCGCGCACGATCCCTTTCGAGTTCGGGTTGTTCTGGTTGCTGTTGTTGCTGTTCGGGTTGTTGGTGGTCGAGATCACCAGTTCCATGTTCGACGGCATCAGGGTACCAGCTTTCGATACCTTGTTGTCGATCGCCGAAACGCGTGCTTCAGCCCAGCCGTCTTTGCCGTACGGTGCATCAGGATCTTTGAACGGCGAAGGCAGTTGTTGCTTGTGCTTCGGGTACTCGGTCGACAGTTTGCAGAAGACCGCGGTTTCCCATTCGCCTTTCAGGTAGTTGGCGATGCGCTGAGGACGCTCTTTCAGTTCGCCGGCCTGGGAGTGGTTCAGCATTTCCAGGTCTTCGGTCATCAGGTTGATGATCTCGACGTCGCCTTTCAGGCCCTGAGTTTCCAGCAGTTGCTTGAAGTGCTTCTTCAGGCTGTCGACCAGCTCGTGGGTGAAGTAGTTGGTCGGGGTCAGCAGGACCGAGGTCTTGTGCGGCATGCCCATAGGCTGCAGAACTTGAACGGTTTCGGTCGCGATGGCGTTGTCTTTGTTGGAGAACAGTGCCAGCATGACCCAGACGCTTTGGCCGACGATGCGGTGCATGACCAGGCCAGGCAGGGTGGAGCTGATAACCGGCGACACTTTGTCGACAGTCGGGATGATCGCGCGTTGGGCCGGCTGGATGGTCGACTCGGCCATCGCGGTGTAGCCCTTCTTGAGGATCTCGATGACCTCATCGACTTCCGGCAGTTGGCGGTTGTCGGACGACATGGAAGGAGTATTGAAGAGATCCGACAGGGCGGAGAACTCTACAGCACTACCATCTTTACCATCCCAGCTTGCGCTGGAGCCTTTGTTGCGGTTGGATTGAACGGCCATAAAAGTAGAACTCCATCTTTTCTTAAGAAAGGGTGACTGATAGCAGAATCGCTAGGTGTATGCCTACACACATTTCTATCTTCGATTCGTACTAGTAATATAGGCCTCAAATTATTTAGCTACTGTAACTTTCCACCTCAACCGGCTGGAATGCTATAGCAGCTTTAAACTCTTAGCCCAAATTTACTAAACGCACTCTGGACTTTCCGGGATCTCGCCCGGAATATTAGTGTGTGTATAGAATAGAACGACACATGGAAATAACTAGTTATGAGAACCTTATCGTTTCCTGTACCGTCCAATACGAACTACGCACTACTCCGGTTTCCGGAAGTCGGGAACATGCGTCGACAAACTGACTTCAACCGAAACGCGTTCCTTGAATGGACTGCGGATCAACCTTTTAACGTTGAAAACGAGCACATTCTGGTTGGGCTTCTTCACCAGCTCAGTATTAACAAAGAGTGGGATTTGAAGTACGTCGTTGAATACACGCGGCTACGAGCATATTCATTATGTACTCAGTTCAAGATTACTTCCCCGAACCGAGTGGGTCAAGCAATCAGTGATGGGTTCTATCGGAACAACACCCGAGAGCACTGGTGCCTGATTGACAACACCAAGGTTTATGATGAATCAACCTTGGACCTGGATAAACTACGTCCAGTGGTACCGCTGTGTTCTACCATCACCTCTCACGGCTACAAGCACAACGTGACCAAACCCGTTAACTACATTCAATCAGCCATTGGTGACTTGGCTATCATGGGTGTGGATCTCGTAGAGTTGGCAGTAGGATGGTGGGTATATCAGAAACTTAATCGTGAACGTGACGCTGGTCCCGGAGCCTACATCGCCCAGTACCCTTTCGTCTATGCGCAGCTTATGCATAACCAGCTGAGCGTCATCAACGTGTTGTATGAGCACGTTATAAATGGTGTCCCCAGTGAGGAATTAATAAAGACTGATCGGGTAGTCTTTACCCTGGCCAACGACCAGCGGTTCTACGGTGAGCTGATTGAACACTTGGTTAAGTTCTATAGCAACCGTCGTCTGGTTAGCTTTGATCACTTCCTGAAGGCCATCATCAGCATCTACACGGAACCTTACTTCAACTACGTCAGAGCGGGTAACAACGCTGTCTTTGCTCAGACCATGTGGATTTGGGAACCTGCTATCTTGAAGCTGTTGGCTATCTACTTGACCTTCTGTAATAAGGGTGGGTATAAGGCTGGTGACGTTAATACCATGATTGCTCGCACACACCCGTACCGCATTCAGAACTTGGGTCGGGTTCCTGAAGCCTACTTCAAAGGCTGGTTCTACGAGTTGGCCATGTTGGTGCATAAGCTGAATGAAGAAAACTTGGGATAAAAAAAAAGAACGTGACTAAGGGAGAGTGGGCGCAAGCCCACTCTCCTATTATTCATTTAAACGTTTCTTTAATCCAGGTCAGGATTTTAGAAGCCTTGTCCAAGGCCTCGCTAGACTCAGCCTTCAGCCGAATCCTTTCCTTTATATTGGCATTACAGCGGTCGCCGTGGGCTAAAGCTGCATCTGACAACGAGTGACCCAGCGGGTCTTGCATGAAGAGTTTATGGTTCTCTTCAGAAAACCTGGTGTACTCGTCATGCAGGTCAAACGCTCGCTGGTTTAATTCTCTTACCTGTGCTAGGTAAACGGCTGCTTCCGCGTAGTGCTCTTTGTAAGTCGCTTCGGCGTATTCCTGACGAAGGAAAACTACTTTAGCCATAACAGAATCTCCAAGGGTAACAAGATGATAAGTCTTAGTACCCAAGTGATATAGGTTTGAGAGCTGCTATAGGTTAAGTAATCCCGCGTTGATAAAATCTTCGGAGGCTACCAAAGCTACCTCGCTACCCTCTGTATTTTGCAGGATACTTACCAGTGCTGGTAGGTCAGCAATGTTTTCAACGTAATACTGGCAGCTCTCACCGGCGTAATAAGCCTCCACCCAGACATGCTTCAATACGGTCATGGTGCTAGGCTTTGGCATCTCGGTGCAGGTTTCGTGCAGGATATGCTGATCATAGCTAACCCAGAATTTCAGTCCGGATTCCTTATGGACATAAATAGCGGAGTCGTCATAATAGGGATCCTTCCCGCTGGTATCCATTAGCTGGGTTTCATTCTTGTTGAACTTATCCATTGATGCTACCTCCCATCATCTCGTGCACTGCATCGGTTGTAACCCCAATGAAAGCTTCCGAAACGACAGCGTCAACGATTTTGAGGAGCTTAAGAATATCTGCCGGGTCTTTAACGTAATAACGGGTTAAGCCGTCGGGCGTAATCCCCACAACGAACGCATCTTTAAAGAAAGCTATTTTCGAAGTAGCTACAAGGGGAACCCCTAACCCACTACTACTAAACTCGTCGCTGGTTCCTATCAACAACCCTGTCTCGGGATCGGTATGGGTTGCCTTCAGCATAATGCTTTGTTCTGGAGTTAATTCCATCAACATCTCGCTTATTTCTTTGACTGTTTGCAGCTCATCTTCGGAAAGTTTAAAGTGATGCACTGAGCTTACGCTAACGTGGTTCATCACTTCATCCCGTAAGCGGCTTTAAAGAACGGAAGACTAACCTGGAGTGTTGGGGTAACCAAGTTAGTGGGTTCCAGTAACTCAAGCAACTTCTCTAAGTTACTAGGGCAAATAGGAAAAATACTGTACTCAGTGAAATCAAAAGCGGTCTTGACAACCACGTCCTCTAACACAGTCATGTGATCATCGTAATAAGGCTCGAGGCCTGGAATAAAGTCTTCCAGACCATGACCTGTTGCCCCGAAGTAGACCATTGCCTCGCGGTGCCAATAGAGCTTGACACCAGCTTCATCGTTATTACAGATCAGACGTTTTCGGTTTATCATTTACGTGCTCCCTTATCACGTCAAGCAACTGCTTAGAGATAACCACCAAGTCTTCTTTCCCCTTACCTTCCGTGCAGATCTGGAGTAACTTGTCCAGATCTTCTAACCGTTCAACATGGTGGTCAGTAATATCTTCCCACTGATGACTGGCCACGTAGATATGCTCGAGGACCTGAAGAGGTGGATGGTCTTTGATCTTTTCGCAATCGGGTGGAAGCACGTTGTCGCCAAGAACCCCAATCTTCAATCCACTTGGTTTATGGATAAAAACAGTCTGGAGCTCTATGGTCTCTTTTAAAAGCTCCTTAATTGGACTCATCAATGTTCATCACTCACTAGGCGGGTCTTCTTGGCATTCAGGATGAACAACCCGAAGGATTCCAAGATCGCATACACCGACTTAAGGTTTTGTTGGATAACCTGCCGAATGTCTACAAACGGCAAGAACTCTTTAGGAATACCACCCATTGCTTCAATCATGTCAGTCGGAACGTACAGTGAACTCAATCCATCGCGATCTTTAAAGAAACTCTCAGCCATGGCTTTGAAGTTGGCATCCTCAATACTCTCGAGAAAGACTGCCATTTTCTTCTTACCATCCAGATCCAAGTTAACCTTGTAAGCTTTGTACGGCAGTTGAGGCGCCTCACCGTACTTAGGACCTAGCACGTTCATCCACATTTTGTGATAGTAGTAGATGCTCGAGTCTGGAGTGGAATACACCGATTCGTGCTTGATGTTATCCTTCCGCAACCACAACCATCCCCCGTTACTAATATTGTCGATCAACGCTCGTTCAATATCAGCCACTTCTTTAAGCAAGGTCGCCGCACACAACTTCTCTTTGTTGTACAGCGTGTCGAGTGCTTGCCTCATCACTTTCTTCGTAAAGTTACGGACTAGTTCCGCAATCTTCACGCCCTTCAAGTGAACCCCTTTCATCTCCAGCTTGGCCGCATCGTGCATCACCCCTTCACACATCAATTCCAGCATGAAGTAGTGCTTCGACATATTGGTAGTGAAGTAAGAGGTATACAGGAACTCGTTCTTCATGTGCAGACGATGTTGGAACTTCTTCGCCACGTTCATGTTGACACTGAGCTTGGCGTGCTGGTCTACTGCAATACAACGAATAAAGTACGTCAATACGCCGTTGAAACGAATCTCGGTTTCTTCATCCTTCGCGAAGTTCTCAATTACCATGTCAACACTGTAGATCACGGAGTCAGTGTCGGAGGTCATTACGCTTTCACGCACGATCTCTTTTACATCGTAAATCCCAGTCGGTGGGATACGGGAACGGAAGAATGCCATGATGAACCTGGACCACTTGGATTCCAAACTCACGTGATACTCGTTCAGATGGTTCATTGCCAACTTGCTAGGGTTCTTACCCAGCTTGGTCAAGCAGAGGATCTTGTAGTCCCCGTTGGTTGGCTTGAGGAAGTCATCCGCATTAGACCCTTCTGGAACCTCAGGGACTGCGCACCATTCAGCAAAGAACTGAGTCATGACTTTCGGGTTAGTCGTATACAGACCACGAATGTCCATCACACACAACAAGATAGTGCGTTCCAGACCTGTCAAGACCTCAACAAACCGCTGGATCTTCGCTAACTTCGACTGACTGCTGAAGTAGTAGTTAGCGCAACGACGAACCATGTCCATGACTTGATCAACGGTCGCGTGCTTCATGTTGTGCTCTTTAATCACTTCCTCAATGAGGTGATGATCAGAGAACTGCAACTGAGCCAAGAAACCTTCGATGGTCTTGTTATACGACAACAGCAACCGGTTACCGGTAATCAGCCGTTCGTTAATCAAGTTCGCAGTCGACGTCAAGGAACGGCAGATACTGGTCAGCGTGGTGTGACCAGAGTGGTTGAACAGTGGAGTACCTGAAGACGACATGGCACCCGACTGGGCGTTGTTGAAGATCTTCAGGGCGTTCTGGATTTCATGGAAAGCTTTCTTAGCTTCCTCATCACCCGCTGCTTCCGCTTCACCTTTCTTCCCTTTGTAGAAACGACGGAAGTCAATGAAGGTCTCAGTTGCGATTGAGTTAACAGATTGCTCTTCGTCGGTATGAGTGTACGCTACCAACGACGGAGATAAGTGATAATTCTTTTGTCGAACGTAATTGAAGAACTCACGGGTATGAATGACTTCAGCGACCCGGTCACCGTGCTTGTTCTTCTTGAAGATCTTGAACTTAGCTTCTTTAAAGCCGTTCTCAGCTGGTACGAACACTACCCGCATCAGTTCCAACAAATGGTCGTAATCGTAGTTGTAAACGATCGACAAGAAGTTGGCGGCTTGGTAGTGATAAGGTTTCAGAAAGTTGCGGTTGGTTTCGTAATTCTTATCCATGAAGGGCGATACAGCGATGGTTACACCACCGTCTACTTTAGCAGGTACACCCATGGTCCGATGCTCTCGTACGTGTTAAGTGATAAAGAAAAAATAAAGGAGCAAATAAAAAAGTTACCCACACCCCCTAACGAATAGGAGGTGTGGTTTTTGAAAACTATTACTTGTCGACATCGTTGTAGGTGTAGCTCGCGCCCAAGTCGCTTAACAACTTGGCAATGGGCCCAGCCATCTTCTCACTGAAGTTACTCAGGTTGTAGATCCGCACCCGACCTGCAACGGTCTTGAAGGTGTCTTCGTTCACCCAAGGGTAACCGATGACTTCGACACTATCGTTAGGACGACGAATCAGGAAGTAGCTGTAAGCGCCTGGGTCGTTGTTCTGGTTGACCTTGTCCGCGAAGTAAGGGAACAAGTTGGAATGCTTTACCACGATCTCTGGGGAGATCAGGCGAGCAGCTTGGTAACTCAACTCGGGGCCGATAACCACACAGCCCCGTTCTTCATCACCGATGATCCCAGCATGGATATACTTGAAATCAACGATGTCATTCATTAATGGCTTGATCACTACTACCCCCTTCAACTTACTTTAATGAGTACCAAGGGGAATACGATGGGATTCTCCTTATACCACGCTACAACCCCGGGTGAACTACTGATCACCACATCCTCGTAACTGTCCGCTCCAAGGTCCTCGAAAAGGATATCGGTGAGACCTTTAGCTTCGGTTCCAATGGTGCCGTACGGGACCTCAGTAAGATGTTCTTTCCCAAAGGGGTAATTAAGCTCACCCTCGTAATCATTAAACAAGCTGCTGATGATTCCATGGACACACCCAAAAGTGAGACTGTGGGGTGGGCCGTCTGGATCCTGCGAGCTTGCTAGCCGTTCACCCAAATAAGCCGCTACCCGGGTGTAATTTATCTTGAGGATCCGTTGTGCCATGGAAAGAGACCTTAATAGGGTTCGTTATACCCGATCACGAAATGAAGATTGAAACCATTGATCTTCGCACTAACAACGTGGACGTTGACTTTACTGATCGTAAGTTGCTTAAAGGTTTGCATATCACGGAAGAATGCTGAGTTAATCTTTTGAGCTTCTTCGTCGATAGGATGTGCAGGACCCATGGCGGGTGCTTCAACGATAGTGTGCGCAATGCCCATACCGGTGAACAGAGCAGCGTACGAATTCAGCATGAACTGAATGTCTGCCAGGTGACCCAGAGTTACCAGGTGACTGACAGTTTTAACTGGCTTTGATTCCATCTTCGAACTCCAACATAATTGCAAAAGGAACAACTGACCACCGTACCAACAGATGTTGCGTGGAGAGCTGACGAACGTACTTACCAGCTTCAATGAGTTCCTTACTGACTGAGTTCCACAGGAACGCTGCCATCAGGTCGTCATCTTCCAGTTCAGACATCACTACGTCATGAGTGATCTCTTCGATATTCTCGTTAACTCTCCAGATACTCACCAGTCCCGTTACAATGGAACAGATGCGATCATTATCGTACCCTTTACGACCTAATGCAGCATGCAAATCAGTTGTCGAGATTGTAACGACTTTACTCATGGTAAATCCTGCGTGTTAATTGCCACTACCATATGGTAATTAGGGAACAACCAAAACATGAAGGGCTTCTTAAACTTAGGACCTTCCAACAAGTTCATCACTGGTTTCGTGATTTCATAACAAGCTTCTTCTACCAGGTTATCCATATCTTCACCCTTGATATGGTAAAGTGCTCTGCCAGTAGCAAACCCTAAGTTGCCTTGGTCTACTCCTCTATTAAGCACAGCAAACCTATCTACTGCTAACTGGAAGATGCCTTGAGCTACTTCGTTATACGCCCCAAGCCCCCGAATCTCCCCGTTGCACAGTCCGCCAACCTCGGTCCGTATCCGGTCGTAAGTTGGGTGCAAGACTACCTGATAGTATCTGTAGATTCCGATGGGTCTGTTTTTCGGAGGTTTTGTTAAGTTCATTAAGCATATCCTGGTCAGGATGGTCAGATACCGCTTCTGCTACAGCTTCGGGGTGATCCCCGGTAGGAAGAGACTCAAGCATTCGGGCCATGGTTTGATCCAAGTCCATCACGACACGAGCCATCAGGAACGCACGATTGTCACCCTGATATTCAACCTTCGCTAAGCAGCGTGGATCCCAACCAGATCTCTTGACATTCTTGCGAATGGTTTTGACCAACCCGGACATTATCTTTTCGATATTCATTACCCCATAGGCGGATTCCCATTCGGCCAGGAGATTACAGATTTCAGTATTCTCGATAGCAGGGTAATTAAAAATCTCTACGGCCGAGTCAACCATATCCTTAGCCAGTACTTGTCGTACTGATGCTTCGATCTTCTCTTCAAAGAAAAGCTCTTTGGCCAATTCAAACACGTTAAAAAGAATCATCAGGATGTCTCAGTAAGTAAAGGAAAGGTGATAGAAGCTACCTGCTGTTCCTATACGGCTAACTTCTAAAAGTGCAGACGTAGGAATACCTAACGTCAGTTTAACTAATGCTTCTTCAAAATCCGGGATAGTTCCGAACCGACCATTACCGAAAGACGATTCAGAGATACGGGTGTAGCCAAGTCCTTCTAAGCAGTTAATAAGATCAGTTCGATCCACAGGCCCTCTAAGCGTTTTTCCATCCTTGCCTATGGTCCGGGTTAACTGATAGTGCGTAAGATCGATAGAGAAGGTTCTAGACACGTTTAAGCACCTCTTTTTGAATGCACAACCCACTATAGTAATGTAAGCTCAGTAAAAATACAGTGTTGCATAATAAACCCTTAGTTAGGAGCGCAAGCTCCTAACTAAGGTATCTATCGTCTGCTAAGTTTACGGTCGCTGAACGGCAATCGTAATTTCAGTGTCAATAGGCTTCAGGGCTGGAAGCAATTCACCCATCGGCTTACCGTTGGAATAAACCCGGTGCATCCCAGGATGATCAGCGGCTGGAAGAATGAACTTGATGTCCAGTTTCTTGCAGAGCCCGCGGATTCTTTCATGGACTGTGTTCATGCCAACACTCCTACTTAGCAGAAGCCGTCGTCAGCAGCGCCTTTGCTCATGTCTTTCTGGGACACGAAACGGGCGGCCAATTGGGCCTTGTCGTCAGCCAGTGCTTTGATCTCTTCTTCCAGAGCAGCGAACGCTTCGCCGTGGTCGAGAGTCATGTGCAGTTCTTTCAGATCACCCGGCGGGTTGTTCTTCTTGCTCATGATACCGGTGGTACGGTAAACCGCGCCTGGGAAGACTTGGCGAACCGAGGCGTTATCAGTGAACAGGCTGGCCACCGCAACCGGGGTAGGGCCTTTGTATTGCTTGGAGGTCACGTCGTCGTAGAACTGGATACGACTGAGCGCCGGCGGAACTTTGTTGTCGTAGGAGTAGTTGAAGAAGTTGCCCAGGTCGGAAACTTCCATTTCGGTTTTGTACTTGCTCAGGAAGATCGAAGCCAGAGCAAGACCTTGGATGATTTCTTCGTTGACCTCGCCGCGAGTCTTCTCGGGGTCTTCGTTGAATTCCATGATGCAAACCGGCTTGCCCAGTTGGTTGATCATGTTGACCAGACCAGTACGCTGACGGATCGAGTTTTCTTTCTCAGTCACCGAAGTGAAGTCCGAGATCATCGCGATCATGACGATGGCTTCTTTCTCGATCAGTTCGCGGACCAGTTGGAACGCGATACCGCGACCGCTACCGCCGGAGATGTTCACGACGACGATGTTGTGGCTACCCGGCTTTTCGCTGGCAACGAGAGCCTTCACGAACGGGCGAACCTTGTCCATGATTTTGTTGGCGTCTTTACCGGCGCCTTGCAGACCAGGGATGCGATGGATTTCGAACAGGTCAGAACTGTCGTTGGCGTCGGAGCTATCGATACCGACCACAGTGGCGTCTTTGAGCGCTTGAGTCAGAGGCTTGATTTTGGCTTCAGCCGAAACGTTGATACCAGTACCACCACAAGCCCAGATTTTCAGATCGGTAGATTCAGACATCGTTAATCACTCTTTAGTTGACGTTACAAAATAGGTTATAAGGATTTATCTATTTACCTTACACCTAGATAATGTAGGCTTGAATATTTCCAGCCTAAGTTACAAATAAAAAAGATACCCAGCAACGCTGTACGCCACATACAGCGTTACTAGGCCTCCAAGAAGGAGTGTGGGGAGATCACATTGGTACACGCCCTATTCACCGACGAGAGCCATGAAGAACCAATCGGTTACGGGGACATAGTATCTGGCTTCAGTAAAGAAAAAATAAAATGCATTAATAACCCCCTAACCCCCACTCCCAGCGGGAGGAGGGCGAGGGGGGAGGTTTTGTAGGCAACCCTCACCAGTCAGATAGAGAATAACTGGTAAACGAGGGGGTGTGGTGTCTAACCTCCCATAACCCACCACGGGCATCGATGGAGAACGATGGCTGACTCAACCGCCAGAGGCGCATAAGATAGCATCGTTCTTCTTCGGTACAGAGGGAAGTTGTTTACCAGAGATGATCT